GATTCACCTATTAGGAGGCTTACTGCCCCACGAATGGTGAAGATTGCACGCGCTGCCAGGGCGGCTCTTCACGAGTTGTTCAGGCATTTTGACCCATTGGATATAGTTCCTTCTCACGGACCTGGGGCTGTCTCAACCGGAGAAAAGCCTTGGGAGAAGTTTAATTGGAGAAGTATTCCAAGTCGTCTCACAGACATCTATCCCCTCGACGCGTACTTTTGTGCGTGCTTGGGACATGTTTGTGACGATCATCGTAAGTGGTCTTCCATCGACGATGTGAGCGAAGTACCGGCACGAGTTTGTCTCGTACCGAAAGATTCGCGCGGCCCTCGACTGATATCTTGTGAACCCCCTGCTTTGCAGTGGATCCAGCAAGGTCAGCGTAAGGCTCTATATAAGCTAGTTGAGAATCATCCATTAACCAAATGGAATGTGTTCTTCACTAACCAAGTCCCCAACCAATGTGGTGCTCTGCTCGGAAGCCAAGCTTCTAGCGAGTGTTATGGCGGTGAAGGGTATGCGACCTTAGACCTCAAAGAGGCGAGTGATCGCGTAAGTCTTGAGTTAGTTCGTCTCCTATTCCCGAGTGGCCTTCTTGGCGCGCTCGAGTCTAGCAGAAGTTTGTTCACGAAGTTACCGTGTGGGAGAATAATCCCACTTCGGAAGTTCGCGCCCATGGGGTCGGCATTATGCTTCCCAATCATGGCGTTGACTATCTGGAGTCTCCTATACGGGTCACAAAGTGACGCGAGTGCTCGTGAGAGCATTTTAGTATACGGTGACGACGTTATCGTTCCCCTGCGAGTTGCAGAAGACGCGATATCAGTTCTCGAAGCGTTTGGCCTAAAAGTCAACCGCGATAAGAGCTGCACCAAAGGTCCCTTTCGGGAATCCTGTGGCATGGACGCCTACCAAGGCGTTTGTGTTACACCAGTGCGATTGCGCACGGTTTGGACGAAGACACCCTCAGCTGACTCCTTCGAATCATTCGTTTGCTACGCGAACGAGTTCTATCGGAGGGGGTACTTCTGTACTTACGAATACATCGTAGGGGCCTTGACCAGTTTGTACTGGCCGATTGCCGGCAAGGAAATGCATATTGCAGCTCCAAGCCTCATAGAAACACCTGACCAACAAGATGTTCCGTGGCGAACAAATAAGCGCCTTCAAAAGCGCCAATGGTTCGTTACCGACGTCTGCCCATCGACCCGGCGTAAGCCGCTATCGGGATGGACTATGCTGCTGCGGTACCTTACCGGTGCTGTTAGCAGTGTGGACCCTGATATGCGCGTTTCGCGCCTCAAGGTATTGTGGGCCGAAGGCGGGGATTTGGATATAGATCCAAGTCCCTTCTCTGTCAGCCTGTATACGGAACGCCGCTCGGGAATGCTCGGGCGGTGTTGGCGGTGATGTAATAATCACCGTGAATGAGTCCCTTAAATAAGGTCTCCGG